ACAACTTCCCTTACACATGACTTCGAAATTGCTGGCCATGCGGCGTTCTTTTGGACGCTTCATATCGAGCCGTCTTCGCCGCTTAGTCTTGATCGCGTCAGTACTGTCATTCTTGCTTGTTCGCTTGAATGCACTGGTTCCGGTGATCGCTTTTTCCGCTGGCGCTTTTGTCGCTGGATTGTCATGTTTGTACGATTGGTGTAAGTTTAAGACTCTTGAGTTGCCGCTGGACTCCGCAGTAGTGCGTAAGGTGGTGACGGGGATTGTTCCCCTCAAGGGCAAGTCGGCGCAGAATCACAGTCACGGTGATTCGGCCCGGGATAGAAACTTGGCGTTGCCGTATGCCAGGTTTTTGTCTGAAATGTTAGGGATGCCTATCTACGTTTATCAGCAGTCGCGTTCGAATCAGGCTGCTGGAGTGGCGGGGAGCCGCGAATTCTTTTGGTACCGGGACCTTGTCTGTCAGCCCATTGATTACGACCCGCCACGAGACAGCATTCTAGTGATAATCGACACGGATTACTATTTGGACCACGATGAGTTGGCCAGATTGTTGCATTCGGTCGATGGCCCTGTTTTGATCGCCACGTTCATACCCGTCGAGGCTGCCAGGAGTAATGGAGATAACGGCTATTGCTTTTGTTCGGATCAAACAGTGTTAAACGAGATATCGGGTGGTGCTAGGTTTAGTCACCGCTTGTGGGATTGGTCGCCGGACACTTTGTTCTTTGAGTGGGACGGCGTCAAGACCGTGTACGATGTTGACAGGGTGAAAATCGGCACCGCAGGCACGTACAATCTCGTGGCGCTCACCCCTTCTGTCAGGTATATTGGCTACCCGATCTGGTCACCAGATTTCTTGATTGAAATTTGGATGCGGTTGACCAGGGGAGTCAAGACGCTTGGCGGTCGGAGGTTGGAGCACCTTTCACCCGTGGTGAATGACGTCGTCTACATTGAGTCGCAGAGGACCGATGGACGGTACGTCTCTCTGGCCAGGGTGGGGTCTTTTACGTCAATCACCGTGCCCTATGATCAGTTCACCTACATCATGAACGTGATCAAATTGGGCAAGGTGTCACCATCAATTGGCATTGTCGCGTCCGCGACGAAGCTCGAGCTAACTGAGGCATCTGTGATGCTTAGCTGTTGCTTGTTGCTTTCGGGCGCGCGACCTGCGTACGTCACGTCTGGCATTGATGTCTACCACGCCCAGTGGGGACAGCTGGACGACACAGCAAAACCTAGCCTCCATCCTTTTATGTCGCAAATCATTTCTGACTCAGTTATCTTTGACGGGTCTGTGGGCAATGAAGCGAAAGGGGTCGCGGGGAGGGTTGTCGGTGTTCGTAGAGACGACATCGAACTTGATGCTGGCGTATTTAATTTTATGGTGGAGTACATTGGACTTTTGATTCCGACTCATGAGCAGCATTCCCTCAGTCCCACGACCTTGGAGGATGTGGCTGCTCGCCGTAAACGCCCGACGCAGAGAGCGGTCGACAGGCGGGAAGAGTTGGATGTCGTCACAAAGGTGCGTCCTGCGCCGTTCGTCAAAGCAGAAGCTTACGAAATGGGAGCGGACGATAAGGTGACGGACCCGCGTATGATAACGCCTGCTGGGTCAAAGTCCTGTCGAGAGTATGCTCGGTTTGTTCACGCCCTTGACCCTTTGTTCTCACGGATTCAGTTCGTGGGACCAGGTCACAGTCCGAGGGAGTTGGCAGACGAAGTGGTACGAATTTGCATGTTGTCCAAGGGTATCGCATTGACTGATTTTTCGCGCCTGGATGGGCGCATCAGTTTCGTTACGAGGTATCTCTGGCAGATGTTCATGATGACCGCTTTTGGGAGGTGTCACCACAAGGCATTACTCAAGTGTATCAGAGAAAATTTCATGCAGATGGCAAAGACTTCCGGTGGCATTGAGTATTGCACTGGTTGGGCGCGTTGGTCGGGATCCATGGAGACTACATGGGCCAACACGCTTGTCACTGGGTTTTTCGCGTTCATTGGGCTCAGGCATATGGGCTATGACGGGGAGACTGCGTTGGGCATGTTCAACGCCACTGGAGACGATCTGGTATGCGCCGATTTGACCGAGGCTGCCGCCACCTGGGCTGCCAAGAAGTTGAATCTTGTTGTCGAGTATTCCTGGGTGCCATTCGGCGGCCTCGGGGTGAACTATTTGAATCAATGGTTCGGGTATGGTGCCTTTTACGGCGACAACAACTCTATAAGTAGGGTTGACCGCGCTCTGCGCAAGTTCCACCTTGGTCCGCGATTGGTCGATGTGAGTGCCAATGACTATGCCGCGACCAAGGGTGCAGCCTACTTATTGAGTAATCCGGAGACGCCCATTCTCAGCGAGTATTGTCGGACCTTGGTGAAGTTCGGCAATAAGAAGGACATAAGTGTGGGAGCCTTCTTCGCGGAGAATTTTGACCGGGACGTGCAGTTTCCTAATTTTCGAGCAGA